CAAACGCCAATTCCAGCCGTGGCTCGTCGTTCACGCTTGTCCTGACGAACGATGCAACGGCTGGGCGCACCGTGGCTTGGGCCGGGGGTAACTTCCGCTTCCCCGGCGGAGCGTCCACGCTGTCGCGCACGACTACTGCAAATGCGGTTGACATCTGGGTGTTCTTTACCCCAGATAATGGCACGACGTATTACGGCAACATCTCCATGAAGAACTTGCTGGCTTAGTAGGGAGCAAAACTGTGGCAACGACCTTCGATATGCAGGCACAACTCGACGCGCAGCAGGCAACTGAAGCCGCTCGCCGCGATCACGAAAAGGACATGGAAAGCCGCCGCGCCAAGCTGGAACTGCTTCGCATGGCGAAGGAAACCCTTGTCGAGAACGCCCGCAATAAGCCCGTTGATGAGGCAGGGGTCACCGCCGCCGCCATTGTCGCGTTTGCTAATGAGCTTGCCGCGCAACTAGGTGCGTAATGCAGGGTTTCGCTTATTTCCCGGCTATCGTCTACCGGGATGAGCGGCCTGACCTTGTTGAAGAAGTAGGGCCCGCCTGCCTTCAGCATCTAGATAGTGTCCGCCGCCCAGATCATCCGATGTGCCAGACCGGCGATGTCGGGCGCGATCCCGCGTTCCGGCGCATTGCGGATTACCTCCTGTTATCCGGGGTCGAGCTACTGCGTGACCAAGGCTACGCGGTCGAGCGTTACGACTTCTACCTCGCTGGACTGTGGGTGCAGGAAACCGGCAGCGGGAGCGGCACCAATGTTCACGTCCACAAGAACAGTCAGGTCTGCGGATGGATGTTTGTCGATACACCCCAAAGCGGCGCATATCCGGTGTACCACGACACCCGGATGAACAAGGCGATGATCGAGTTAGACTTTGCGCCCAGCGACGAAGTGACGAACGCTACGAGCAGCATCCACTTCAACAACGTCCAACCGGGGACTGTCCTCTTCGCAAACTCATGGATGCAGCATCAGCTTGTCAGCGGGAGCGCCGAGACGCCGACACGCAGCCTGCATTTCATCATAGCCCATCGAGACCGTCCATGCAGCACCTGCTGACACCTTACTCTATGCCTGTTGCACCGTTCGTCTGGTGGGAAGGCGCGTTTACGGAGCAGGAATTAAACTGGCTGCAAGAGCAAGCAAAGAATGCCAATCAGCAGGCGCAGGTGGGCGGTAACCCGGACCAAGATACGCTTAACAACATTCGCCGTTCACAGATTTCGTGGCTTAACAAGACACCAGAGACGGCGTGGGTGTTCGAGAAGCTGGCGCACGCTGCATCCTCGTTGAACGCGGAATACTATCGCTTCGATCTGACGGGCTTCGGAGAGCCGTTGCAGCTAACCAACTACAATCAGTCTGAGCATGGCATGTACGGCTGGCATCAGGACCACGGCGGGAAGCTGTCGCCTAGCCGCAAGCTTAGCCTTGTGCTTCAGTTGACTGACCCAGCGCAGTATGAGGGTGGCAATCTTCAGGTTATGACAAGCGGCGAGCCTATCAATGTGCGCAAACAGCGGGGGCTCATAGCTGTGTTTCCGGCGTACACTCTCCATCAAGTCACACCCGTCACGCAAGGGACACGTCAGTCTCTTGTGGCATGGATTTCAGGACCACCATTCAGATGAGCAACCAAGAAGACTTCATCAAGATGTATCACGGTGTGTACCCGGACGGGTATTGCCAGCATCTTATCAACGAGTTTGAGCGCCTGACGCAGAGTGGTGCTGGGTGCAATCGCCAGAACAGCGAAGGTGCCGCGCGCCACGCTAAAGACGACATGCAGCTTGGCTTGAATATAGGCGTCCATACGGTCGCGCCATTTGAAGACAAGTCGGCAGTTGATATGTTTTTCAAGGGTTTACAACACTGTTACGAAGATTATGCCTCTCAGTTTTCTGTACTAAAGCAGGGGCGTATCCACGGCACGCACATGAAGATACAGCGCACCGATCCCGGAGGCGGCTACCACGTCTGGCATGGCGAGCAGGGTAACGGTGAGCACGCCGACCGCGTGTTGGTGTATATGCTCTACCTTAACGGCCTTGGCGACGGTGAGGGCGGCGAAACGGAGTTTCTGTACCAACGCTGTCGGATTGTCCCGCAGGCCAACACTATGCTACTATGGCCGGCAGCGTTTACGCACGCCCATCGAGGCAACACGGTTCTGGGTAACCAGAGCAAGTATATCGTAACGGGCTGGTTCTACTACGAGTGAGGTTGCTATGCCGACTGGTACAACGAAAGTAACACTGTTTGGCGGCGTGTCACTGACACCCGGCGGTAGCCAAACATTCAATACGTCGGGAACATGGTCTGCGCCTCCGGGTATTTCGTCTGTGACTGCGGTCGGGTATGGCAGTGCGGGTAATCCCGGAAACGCAGGGAGTTCAGGTAACTCTGGGAACGGGGGTGGCGGTGGTCCCGGCGGCTGTTCATTACTCTATGTATGGAAACCGGGCTGTAACTACGCTTTTAATTCTAGAAGCGGCGGTCCAAGAGGGTTGGGAGGAGCCGGTAATTCGGGAAGCGGTAACACTGGGAATCCGGGTTCTTCTGGCAGTACGGGGACGGCTACGGCGTCTTCCGCTTTGGGGTATAATTTTGCAGGTGGCGCGGTTGGAAACGGGGGAAACGGAGGTTCTGGAGGCGGCGCTGGAAACGGTGCCTTCACTGGGGGTCAGGGCATTACCGTTAAATTTAATCCATGTCCGTGTTTGAATAGTGTTAACTCAGCGTGCGGTGGAATCGCGGGCTCGCCGGGCGGTGGCACGGGTGGTTTTGGATCCTGCGCGGGTGGTGGTGGCGGCGGCGGAGCGGGCACTGTAAATAGTGGCGCCGGAGGCAGTTCCTATTGCAGTCCTACCGGGGGGGCCGGCGGTAATTGCGGCGGCGGCCCGGGGGGCTCGGGTAACGGCAACGCTACAGGCCCAAACGGCAATCCGGGCTCTTCGGCAAACACTGCGAGGGCTGGTGGTGGAGGTGGTTCAGGTGCCGCAAGACCTAATGAACCTACAACTACTGGCTGCCGGGCGGGTGCCGGTGGTGGCGGAGGCGGTCGCGGTGGCGCTGGCAACCCCGGCAATGCAGGCAACGCAGGCGCGGCGGCAAACCCGACCACTTTTAACGCTGTGCCAGTGGTCGGCGGGACGGGCTACCCTGTTACCGTTGCCTCCGGCGGCCAAGTCAACATTTCGTGGAACCCGCAGTGAACAAGCGCAAACTCCAGCAGCAGCACTTTGAGGAGGCGCAGACGCGCGCCCGCAGCGTTACTGTGGGCACGGCATTTGGCGGTACGACGGAACTTACCATGCGTCGGGGTGATGGCTCGTTTACCTTCGCTATTATGCAACCAGTGGAGGTTATCGAGCTTATCCACCAGCTTGCCGCTAACGTCGGCTGCCATCTTCAGTTGACCCCTCGCCGCGACTTTGCTGCGTGGCGCGATTGGAAGTACACGGAGGCTGAACTCGCTCACTATCGTGGCGTCCAGCCATTACCCGGCGTAGGTCATCCACCGCACGTCAATGACATGGCACCGCATATGCTTGTCGGCGCTAATTTACCCCACCCGGAGCAGCAGCCCGGTATGCCCATGATGGAGAACAGCGGTGGCGAAACTGTGGCAGTTGAAGCGCCTAAGCAGCAACGAAAGTCTAAGCGAGCCGCAGACGCTTCCTGAGAACTGGGGGCCAGTATTCGGTCTTGCTAACTTCGAGGACAAGGTGGGCGACCTCGCGTGGATCGGCCCTGAACACGCTGACACCGGCTGGTTCTACGTTGGCGATGAGCCCCCGCCGCCAGAACCTGCCAGCCGCGAAGACCTGATCCGCCAAGAGGCGTGGGATCGGCTACGTGAGTGTGACTACCGTGTGCTGCCTGATGAGCCAATCACGGCAGGAAAACGTGCAGAGTGGATCGCTTACCGGCGGGAGCTTCGCCGCGTCCACGCATCATCGTCCTTCCCGGATAATTTCAAGCTGCCCAATCCGCCGCCGGAATGAGCCACTACCTCATCCGTTTCAACAAGTCCGCAGGGCAGCCGGGTCGCGGGTCGCCGGAGCATGTCTGGCGCGTCTTTGAGGATGGCAACGAGCACCTCGCGCGCCACGTCCGCATCCTCGTGCCGTGCTGGTCAGAGCAGAGCGGCCCCGACTGGAACATGGCCTGCAATGGGCGCATGATCTTTTATAGCGACACCGACACCGCAGTTATAGGGCCGTGACACGTCGTTAGAATCTGTGATAGTGATCGCCTATCAGTTTCACGCAGCGGGAGGCTGTCTTGGCTAACGTAAAAATCACGGATCTTACCGCAGCGTCGCTGCCCCTAGCGGGGACTGAGCTACTTGAAATCGTTCAGAGCGCCGCCAGCCGCAAGGTAGCCGCCTCTGACATAGCGGCGTCGGCAACGAACGTCCGCACGGTCGCCACTGGCGGTACGGGCGCGGCAACTCTGACGGGCTACGTCAAGGGCAACGGCACCTCCGCGTTTACAGCAGCGGCGACAGTGCCATTCGCCGATCTGGCGGGCCGCGCCTTTGCCCAGCCTTCGAGCCTAACGGATCAGACGGGCAACGTAGCAGCGGCAACCGCCGTGACGTTTGATACTGACCTAACCGGTACGGGCATCAGCGTCGTTGCCAGCACGCAGATTACGTTTGCTGTCGCTGGCACGTACATGCTTTCGCCATCGATTCAGTTTAAAAACACCGATTCTGCCGATCACGATGCAACCGTCTGGTTCCGCAAAAATGGTACCAATATTGCGAACTCGGCCACAATTGTGAACGTTCCAAAAGCCGCTGACGGCGGCGCCACCGTCTTCAGCCTGAGCTTTTTTGACACTGTCACGGCTGGTCAATACATTGAAATTATGTGGCTCCCGGAAGATGTTGACGTAACGATTGATTTTATCGCAGCCGGCGCCATCGCGCCCGCAATCCCAGCCATCATCTGCCCCGCCATGCGGATTGCCTGATGATTGAGGAGCTTATCTCTCGCGTGTTTTACGCACGCAATCTGGCGCACTTCGAGCACTGGCGTGCCAAGGATGAGGGCAGCTATGCCAAGCATAAGGCTCTGGGTAAGTTCTACCATGAACTGATCGAAGCTATCGACCCGCTCGTCGAGGCGTATCAGGGTGCGTATGATCTGATCGGGGCCATTCCCGCCCCAGAGGACACCAAGGGTGACTGCCTGAAAATCTTCAAGGCTGACGCCAAGTGGATTGAGGAGCATCACGAAGAGATCTGCAAAGGCAACCGCGCCGTTGCAAACCGGATCGACAACGTGACGGGGGTCTACCTCGACGCCATCTATAAACTGCGGTATCTCCGGTGATGCAGATTGATATTAATGCAATCGTAACCGCTCTGACATTTCTGGGTGGCTTGATCGGTGTATGGACGACGTTGAACAGCCGGCTTACAAAGCTGGAGTCTCGTTTGCAGTTCGGTGACGAGCGCTTCCAGTTGATCGACCGGCGCTTTGATGAAATGCTCACTCACCTGCGGCGGATTGAAGATCGTTTGCAGCAGGTGGCTGACCGACAACCTAACTGAAGGGGAGCCCTGTGAGCTTCTGGGATCGCTTTGAAAGCAGCCGCGAAGGCATTGAGGATACGATTGAGTTTACGATCCGCACGGCGGTCATGACGCTTTCGGCGGTCATCCTCGTCGTCGTTATCGCTATGGTCGCTGGCATGTTCGTGTCGGATGAGATCGTGAGCAGCGAAAAGGTGTTCGAGATCATCGGACCCGCGTTCAACACCATCGTCGGTGCGTTCGTCGGCCTGCTGGGTGGCCTGAGCCTTAACGCCAATGCGCGTGACGCAAAGCCAGCGGAGCCGACTCCGGTCGAACCTGAGCCCCTGCCGGCGCCTGAGCCTGAGCCTATGGCTGCTGCGCCGGAGCCTGAGGCCGACGAAGACGATGACATGGCCCCGTGGGAGAAGTATCGCAACGACCTGCGCTATGACGCCAATGGCGACGGCGTGGTCGACGAGGACGACTTCCCGGACTGGCGTAATCCGAGGGCGTAATGGCTGGCAATCTTTCTACCGTTGAACTGATCGGCCAGCTTTGGCCTATTGTTCTGGCATTCATTTCGCTGGTGATTATCCTCGCCAAGATGGACGTGCGCGTCGCCGTGGTTGAGGAGAAGGTCAAGGCGCTCTTTGATCTGTGGAACAAGAAATGAGCCTTGTAACTCTCCAGCAGAAGCTCGGCGTCACGGCTGATGGCGTATTCGGTCCGGGCACGTTTAAGGCCGCCGCCGCCTACTACAAGCTGAACAAAAACCGCGCGGCGCATTTTTTCGCTCAGACGGCGCACGAGTCGGGAAACTTCACGGCCTTCAGTGAGAACCTGAACTACGGCGCAAAGGGCCTGCGCGGCATCTTCGGCAAGTACTTCCCCACGGAAGCTATGGCCAAGGCGTATGAGCGCCAGCCGCAGAAGATCGCCAACCGCGTCTATGCCAGCCGCATGGGCAACAGCGTCGAGGCATCCGGCGACGGCTGGAAATACCGCGGTCGCGGCGCGCTACAGCTTACGGGCAAGTCGAACTACCGCGCGTTTGCGGACTACATCGACCGCCCGGATGTGGTGGATAATCCGAACCTTGTGGCCACTGAACTTTGCTTCGAAAGCGCCCTTTGGTTCTTCGACAAGAATAAGCTCTGGTCCATCTGCGACCAAGGCATCAACGACGCCGCCATCCTCGCTCTAACCAAGCGCATCAACGGCGGCACGCACGGTCTCGACGACCGCGAGGCGAAGACGAAGAAGTTCGCCGGGTGGCTGCCGTGAACGTCAACTGGGGCGACGTCCTGAAGGGCGCAGTGCCCATTTTGATCGCCTGCATTGCGTGGCTGCTGGGGCAGGTGAACACGTTCGAGACGCGACTGACCAAGATTGAAGCTTCTATGCCTGTTCTCGTCACGCCAGACGGTGTACCTACGGACAGTCCGCATTCAGCTAAGGCTAGAGCGGAGTTACGTGAGCATCTGACGGGCGAGATCAACGACTTGAAGGTGCGCGTTGGCGTCATCGAAAGCAAATCTAAGTAAGGAGATTATCATGGACCTGAAGAAACTGGCGCTCAACGCTGCCAAGAAAGAGGCCGAGAAGGCCGTCGTCAACAAGGTCACCAAGGGTGTGATCGGCGACCCCCACCCGCCTCAGCGCTCGCTGATGGAGAAGCTGACGAACGTGAAAAACAAGGGTGTGATTGCGTTCGCAGCCGTTGCAGCCTTAATTGCAGCAGTCGCTGAATTGATGTAGGGTTTCGCTATGGCCACGGCGATGACCTATACCAGCTTGCTGAACGACCTCCGGAATTATCTGGAGCGCGGGGCAACGCTTGCGACGGATCCTTCGGTCTACCTCCAGCTTCCCAGTCTAATCGGCCTCGCTGAGCGCCGCCTCGCCCGGGAACTGAAGATCCAAGGTACCGTCACCGTCGTCTCATCGACCATGACTGTGGGAGAGCCTACCTACCCCAAGCCCGACCGCTGGCGTGAAACCGTCAGCATTCGGGTCGGCACAGGCACCGGCTACAACACCACGCAGGAAGTCTTCCCGCGCGCGTATGAGTATATGCGTCAGTACTGGCCGAACCAGACGCTGACCGGGACGCCGAGGTTTTATGCTGATTATGATTATTCGCACTGGTTCTTCGCGCCCACGCCGAGCGCGCCGTTCCCTTACGAACTGATCTATTATGAACTGCCGCCGCTTCTCGGTGACGACGTTCAAACGAACTGGTTCACGGAATACGCGCCAAACGCCTTGCTCTACGCCTCGCTTATGGAGGCCGCCCCGTTCCTCAAGAACGAAGAGATCATCCCGATCTGGCAAGGATTCTACGACAGATCCGTCGCCGCGCTGAACGGCGAAGATATCCGCCAGATTGCTGATCGTGGCATCATCCGCAGGGAGGATTAAAGGTGCCCAGTTTCACATCGACCTTTGGCGGTACAAACATTTACGCTGCGAACGTCAGCTATCGCGCCGTTGCCCTCACCGCAAACGTGACCCTGACGTGGCCGACCGAAGTCGCCACTAACACTGATGTCGTCGCCTCTATCATGGACGTCACGCCGTCTGCTGGGGGCTTTACGATCCGCATGCCGAACGCCTCTCAGGCTTCGGTTGGCGAGACGGTTTTGTTTTTCAACCCGGGATCTTTCACGTTTACCGTTGCTGACAATAGCGGCAACACGCTTGCGTCTGTTGCGGCTGGACAAAGCTGGCAGCTGTATCTGACCGGCAATGCCACGGTAAATGGCACATGGCGCGCTCTGGCTTATGGCGTTGGTTCATCCGCCGTCAATGCCGCTTCCCTTGCCGGATTGGGCATCAAGGCAATTGGCCCGACATTGAATCAGGCCATCGCGGTTGACCCGCTAAATGCTAACTTCACTATTGGCAGCAGCGACCGCTCCAAGATGTTTCTCTGGACGGCCGGTGCTGGTACGCTGACGTTGCCTGCTGCGGGCGGCGTTGGCAACGACTGGTTCTGTCAGATCCGTAACGGAGGCAATGGCGCTGTTACGGTTCAGGGCCCCGGCGGCGAGACCATAGACAATAGCGCGTCTCTGATTATGAACCCGGGCAGCAGCGCGTTCTTCGTC